CAGCGAACATATCAAAGTAAAGCGAGTAAGCTCCATTCGGAGTCGGGTTTTTGTTTAAGTATTCCGGTACGACACTGACCACTTTGACCTATGGCGGCGGTGGGGCTGCGCCGACAATCTCGGCTAATAACTGGCAGTTTATCGGGCTGAATGGCGTAGGGATTTTCTTCCAGCGAGGATATGATCCGCTGATCTATGACCCCGCTGTCTCTACAACCACATTCCGCAGACTGTCCGAAAAAGCAGGGTATACCGGAACCGTATTACAGGCGAATTGCGCTTTAAGTGCCTATGGCCGGGTATGGTGCGCCGATACGACTACCGACAAGAACACGTTGAAATGGTCGGACACAATCACGCCGCACATTTGGACTGCCGGAACCTCCGGTTCGCTCAACCTTTTAGGCGTATGGCCTTTGGGGGGCGACCAGATTGTTGCCTTGGGCGCACACAATAATTTCCTGTTCATCTTTGGCAAGAAACAGGTATTGATTTATTCAGGCGCTACCACCCCTTCAACCATGGCATTGTCCGATTCAGTGACCAATATCGGGTGCATCGCAAGGGATTCTGTTCAAAGCACAGGGGATGACATTATTTTCCTGTCTTCTACTGGGGTTCGTTCGCTTATGCGGACTGTTCAGGAAAAGTCCGCCCCATTGAGAGAGATAAGCAGGAACGTCAGAGATGAGCTTAGGAACATCATTGACGGCGAAACGCTTTCATCCATAAAGGCGGTGTATTCCCCTATTGAAGCCTTTTACGCTGTCACATTCCCCACCGCAAGCAAGGTGTATTGTTTTGATACGCGCGCTCCCTTAGACGATGGGGCAAGTAGGGTAACGACATGGACGGGTATCCATCCTATGGCTTTTCTGGCGGCTTCCAATAGGAAACTTTATTTTGGGAAAGCCGGGTATGTAGCAACTTATTCCGGGAATTTGGATGATACAGCTACTTATCGCATGGCTTACTACACGACATGGGTAGATTTTGGCAATCCGATACAGAAATCTATTCTCAAGAAAATCATTTATACGTTGATTGGGGCAAAAAATCAGCCTGTAGTAGTTAAGTGGGCTTTTGACTACATCCAGAATTACCGTTCGCAAGTCGTTTCCATTTCTGGGGGACAAGCTACGGCGGAATACGGCATAGCAGAGTACGGCATAGCGCAATATACTGATGGGATTATTGTATCTTTGGTAAATAATAATGCTGGTGGGGTAGGCCGTGTTATCCAGTTTGGGCTGGAAGCAGAAATAAACGGCAATGCAGTTTCAATACAGAAGGTTGAAGCATTCACAAAAGACGGGAAGTTATAGGGAGTAAGCATGGCATACGTTAAAACAACCAATTTCGCTACCAAAGACGCGCTTTCTAGTGGCGACCCGTTAAAGATTGTCAAAGGAACTGAACTCAATACAGAGTTTGACAATATCTCCACGGCCAGTGCTTTGAATGCTCTCAAGGGCGCTAATTCAGACATCACCTCTCTATCTGGATTAACTACCCCATTATCTATTGCTCAAGGCGGGACAAGTGGAGCAACAGCAAATGCCGCAAGAACCGCATTAACTGCCGCTGCATCAGGAGCTAATGGAGACATTACCAGCATGACCGCCTTGACTGCGCCCACAGTAGCCGCCAACCCTGTTCGTGCTACTGACTTGCAAGCACAGACTGTGAAAGCTGCCACCACCGGCGGCACGGGGACGGCCTTCACATTCACACCGACCCCGGCCATTACCGCCTACGCTACCAATCAGGAATGGGATGTCTCGTTCAGTGCAGCTTGCGGTGCATCGCCGACATTCCAAGTCAGTGGTGTCGCCACACCGCCGAATCTGGTGAAGCAGAACGCTGACGGGACGTACTCGAACCTTAGCGCAGGTGCCTTCCCCAGCGGCTGGCAGAGCACGGTCAAGATGGTCAGCACCACACAGGCTTTGGTGCGCAGCTTGCCGCCGGGACTCATCACAGCATCTGGCCTGACTCAATCAACAGCGCGGTTGCTTGGGCGAACTACTGCTTCAACAGGGGCAGTAGAGGAAATCACCGTCGGGACTGGCCTAACTCTCTCAGCAGGAACGCTGACTGGTGGTGGCATACTAGGTACGCCGGTCGCATCCACCAGCGGAACGTCCATCGACTTTACCGGCATCCCATCCGGTACCAAGCAGATTATCATTACGTTCAACGGCGTCAGCACCAACGGGACGAGTCCTCTTTTATTGCAGATTGGGACTTCTGGCGGAATATCAAATACAGGCTATGTCTCCAATGCGGGGCAGATGGCAACGAGCAGTGTAACTACGGTTACAAGTACCGCAGGATTCATAGTAAACGGTTCTATGGTGGCGGCTAATACTGCAGCGGGGAGTACTGTATTAAATTTGGTTAATTCATCGACAAACGCATGGGTATCTTCAGGCGAAACCATAATAAATACAAGCAATGCTACCAACGCGCAAGCGGGGAATAAAACACTCTCCGCCGTACTCGACCGCGTGCGCGTCACAACGGTAAACGGCACGGACACTTTTGATGCTGGCGAAATCAACATTCAATATCAATAATCGAGGCTGCCATGAACAGAATTGAAGTCAATGTAGTAACGGGCGAGGCAAAAGAAATCCCCTTGACCGAAGAAGAAATCACCGATGGTGCCGAGCGAAAGTTGATTGAGGATAAAGCTACCCGCACGGCGCAGATCAAAGCTGCCCTTGCCGAGATTGACGCGAAAAGTATCCGCCCGCTACGCGATGGCGATACCGCTCGATTGTCTGACCTTGAGGCACAGGCCAATGCCTTGCGGAAAGAACTGGGGGCGCTATGAGGATTGTAGAGCAGCGTCATCTGAACGAGCCGTGGCTGCTCTGGAAGCTCGGCAACCTGACCGCGATTGACGATAGCTACATCAAGTCAGTTGGCATCGCGTTGCTATTCAAAGACCCAAAGTGGGACTTCAAGCCGCTGGTGACGGGCAATGACAGCCTGTTTTACAACGCGCTGCTGTTCCTTCGGCTGTCCCTTCCCTTCGGGCTGTTCTTCGGGTTCCGCTGGTCACCCGCTACCGATAAAAAAGCGTTATTCCAATGTGGCATCGGCTGGAAGCTCAATGGACGCCTGGCGGTGCTGTTCCGCATCCAGTCCGATGAATCGGCGGCGGCGGGGGAGACAGGCGCGAACACGGGACAGGCAACGGGCTTTAACTATGGCACACACTGAACATCTGACCGGCTGGCGGCTGGTGCTGGCGTGGATAGCCCTCGCTTGGGCTACCTGCGCCGCGTGGTGGGTAATTATCATGTACGTCTGCCTGCCTGCGATACAGGCCATTGGCGGGCTTTTCAGAATGGCGGCGATACGATGAGAAGCAACTGCCTGATTTTTGCCGTCTGGCGCACGATACGCAAGGGCGGCGTGCTGATATTGCAACGCTCTCATGCGGGGCCGTATCTGCATGCGATGTGGGCGGAGCAACTCCCCAGTAATCTCGAAGTCGAACATTTTTCACCCGCAGATAAATCAGGAGGACTTCACTTGGAACCGTTATTCATTGGCGATGTCGCCTATCAAGTTGGCAGGCAGCATTCAATGCCCCCGAAGGAAAGGGGAGGCATCAGCCCGGTGTTTCTTTTCTTCTGGTTTATCCAGTTGCTGGGATGGGCAACACTGGTCGCCATCCTGCTATTCCCTGTCTATTCCTATGCGGGTGACATGCGGGTTTGCGAGGTACGGCAGACCAGGGGCTCCGCCGCGAAAGCCGCATTCAGGAAAATTCACCCATGCCCTTCGACAGGGGTAAAAACAGGCGCGTGCCCCGGCTGGCAGGTGGATCACGTCATCCCGCTGGCCAGTTGCGGTTGCGACATTGTGGAAAACATGCAGTGGCTGAAAAACGAAATCAAGACCTGCGCCGGAACCTTATGCAAAGACCGCTGGGAGCGCAAGGTCAACGCTTGTCCGCCTGTTTTTAACCCACCGAAAGACTCCTGATATGTCCGAGCCCGCACAAACCACCATCACCGGCGTCATTCCCGCCGCTGCTGCCACTGCTACCGGTGTTTTCTTGGGCATGTATCCCGATGCGATGATCATCGGCTTCGTGGCCGGGCTGGTAGCGCTGCTACACGTCCCGCCCGATGCAGATCAACGAACGCCGCTGCGCATCTTTGCATTGGTCGCAGGCAGTGCGTTTCTTGCGGGGATTTTCTCCCCGATTGCGTCAGCCGTGATGGTGGCGTATTTCGAGTGGGCCAAATCGATTAACGAAGGCTCGTTACGCTTCGCAGTCGCCACCTGCATCGGTGGTGGTGTGCATCTGCCCTGGGTGCGGCAGTGGTTCGCGAGGAGGTTGGATAAATGACAGACTGGATACTTTCAGCGGCTGCGATCGGCATGGCCGCTGTCATCATGGTGCGCGCCGTGTGTGTTCTGTACCACGCTCACCACAAGACACACTCGCGCAGCAAACTTCATTTCGCAGGCTTTGGCTATAGTTACGTGGCCTTTTGGGCCGCCGCTGCTAATGCTCTGGCCTATCTGCTGACAGACCAACTGGCTTACGGCAAAACGGCCATCTGGTTATTTTTGGCGGCCAGTTCCGGCATGATTTTGTTTGACCGCAGGAGCAGAAAGTAATGGCTAGTCGAGACCTTAAAGGCTTGCTCCCTGTAGTCGAGGGTAAAGCAAGGGTATTTTTGGCAGAGTGCAAGAAGGCCGGAATTGATGTGCTGATTTACTGCACCTATCGCTCGCCCAAAGAGCAAGACGAATTGTACGCAATCGGTCGCACCCTCCCCGGTAAAAAAGTAACCAATGCCAAAGGGGGCGAGAGCTGGCACAACTACCATGCGGCTTTTGACTTCGTGCCGTTGCTTAACGGAAAGCCGCAGTGGGGCGATGCGAAGCTCTACGAAAGGTGTGGAATCATTGCAGAAAACTGCGGTTTTGAGTGGGCAGGACGTTGGGTAAAATTCAAGGAAACCGCGCATTGCCAGTATCGCGGCGGATTAACATTGGCGCAAGCCAGCTCTGGCGAAACCATTATTTAAGGAGATTCACATGGATACAAAAAGCGCGCTAACGTCAGTCACTATCTGGGGTGCTGTCATCTCCATTCTCGCCTCAGTTGCCAAGGCTGCCGGGTTGGATATTGGCAACACCGATGGGCTGGCTGAGTCTGTAGTTGCCGTTCTTGGTGGGGTGATGGCAATTTACGGTCGGTTTCGGGCAACGACTAAAATCGGCTAATCATGTTCAACCCGTGGGCATTACTTTTACTGTTGCTGGCCTTTGTCGGGAACGGGTTCTATTGGAATGCTCGCGGGTCAAACGTGGAGCATGCTCGGATGATGGCCAAGTTAAAAAGCCAACAAGTGGAGGCACTACAAAATGCACGCGACATTAACGCGCAGTGGCAATCAAAGGTTGACACAGAAACAAAACTGCAAAAAGCCAAGCTTGATGATGTTCAGCGCCATCTTGATACTGTCATTGTCAGCCTGCGCAACCGCCCCTCCCGTCCAAATACCTTGTCCACAACGCCCAGACCTGCCTGTCAGGATGCAAACGGGGCTGAGTTGGCAAGAGAGCATGGAGAGTTTCTTGCAGGGTACGCTGCCATCGCTGCCAGACAAGATGCCGCCTTATCAGCCTGTTACGCAACCCTAGACGGAACACGTTAATGGATATTTTTGACAAAGCCAGCGATAGAGAGCAACAAGACCGGGATTTATCAATCGCTAATGCTAGAAAAGTAAAAACGAAACTTACCCCCGTGGGGTTTTGTCATTATTGCTCTGACCCTGTTGGCCCAGTTAAGTTGTTTTGCGATTCCAGTTGTACCGAGTATTGGCAAGAAGAAGAAAATGCGCGGATCAGGAATATGAGAAGATAACGAATTACTAGTTTCCATTTATAGGCATATCTGTGCTGTATCACCATCGCCGACTTTCTTCTGTGCTTTACGATACTTCGCTAGCCACTTCACAACATCATCTCGAATCAATTCATCGGCAAGTGGCAAGTATGAATAGTTTCGCCCCTGAACCCTGCATCCTCCATAGTGTCTAGCAATACTGAATTGACTTCGGCTTACACCGGCGATAAGAAATGGCGTGTCCCGGTCTAGTTTAGAGAGTTGCAGCGCGTCAATTTCAGCTTTAGATATTGTCATGTATCTTTCTCCTTTTCGTGGCATTCAGCGCCAGTTGTTGCATATTTTGCAACTACTTAATTTCGGATTTTGTTAATTAAGGCTTCGTGTCATCCGATTTTTTAATATCGGAACGATAGTCATATTCTTCGCAGTAGTGCCTGCTCTTGGAATAATAAACAGTTACTGTCACTTTTGCTCCCAGGTTTCTTGCAAGCCACTTTGTCCAAGAGCGAACCATCTCTCGTATTGAAGACGCAGGCATGGATAAGTACATCACTATGCTAACCCCCATATTCCATAACATTCCACTCTTTTCGTCGGCTCAAACGGAACGTCCATCCGCTTAACTTGAGCTTTCTTCTTCCGCTCGACCATTACGCGGATAGATGCTTTGTGCGCGGCGGCTCTTTTGGCGATTCTCTCTGGCATTTCAGCATCATCCTTGTTTCCCGCTGCGTAATAGCAGACGTAACCATTCTCTACAATTTCATACTGGTATGCATAGACTTCGTGGTCCGCTCTCATCTCAGAAATGAGCTTGCGGATTTGCCGTTTATTGATCCCTGTCCGTTCTTCCAGCATGGTGACAGTACGGGGTTCTATTTTCAGGACGGCTAGGATTCTATCTCGTTGTTTTGGGCTTTTAGCCTTTGTCATGTTCATCTCTCCTTTTTCAAAAGTCGGCGCTGGCAGTACGGCGACCCCCAACCCGGCGTCCAACACGGACTCGCCCGAAAAGCCGGGCGAGCCGGTTAACTTTGCGTTATGCGTCAGTTTCTGCGCGGCTTTGTATGCTGCCCGCGCCTCTTCAATCGTGCGAGTCTTGGCTGTGTGATAGTTCCAACCAACCTCCCGGCTAATCGCTTCGTACAGTTCGCGCCGTCCCATGCGCCCGCTCTGCCAAATCGGGTCAATCAGTGCGTGCAGGTGCTTGCGGGCTTCCTTCAACTCCGGCGTAGGAATGCACCCAAGCGGGGCAGTCCGGTTCTTTGTCTTATGGTGGCATCCAACGAAGTTGCTGCAGGCATCACAACGCCAGAACGGCAGGCTCCGCAGGTCATCGCGGTGCGGGTAAATCTCTCGCCCGTCAGTCAGCCGAGCATCCACGTCGCAGCCACAGCCACAGCACCAAATACGCATAACATTGCGGTCAAGCGGACGTGCCGCCATCGTCGCTTCGCTCCTAGTCGTCACTCCGCTTACCTCCAGCGTTGGGCGTCTCAGGCCAATCCTTGCGCCGTGTCCGCATTTCCAAATCACCGCCGCAGTGTTTGCATAGACCGTGCTTCGTGGCGCAGTCCATGCACAACACGTCGGTTGCCGTACTCCCGTACATCTCTTCACTGCCGCAACTCATGCACGGGCGAGTCGTCATCGCTGCGCCGCCAATCCTCGAGGCGTAGAAACACGCTTTACATTCGTGGCGCTTCAGCCGTTCGTTTTTCCTGGCATCGTTGGTTACTTCTTCCGCGAGGTCGCACCAATCCTTTACCCGCGCTTTCGCTCGCTCTGTTGCGCCAATCATGTTTCCATTGTTCATCACTATCGGTCGCTGCTGCATTTTCATCTCTCCGTAGTTACCAGCCGCCCAACCCGTCGGTCAACACGGACGCGGCTACGCCGCGCCGGTTACCTTCACGTTAGACAGCAACACGCCGCCCATCCCCGCGCCGATTCACTTCATCTTGAATGGCACGCACCGAGTACCCCTTAACGCTATCAACTCCGTTTCGGTCGCACTCGGCTCCATCCCACTCATGGAAAAGCCGCACCAGAACGTCGGTCGCCATGTGTCGCAAGTCAGTTCTTGCGCCTTCTGGAAATTTCACAATCTCGCCCATCTTGGTATCCTTGCTGTCTAACCCTACGGTCAAGCGGACCGTTCGCAATAGGGCCGCTCACGGCCCCTTACCTACACGTTAGGCAGTGTGCGGGGCTGCGGTAAGCCGCCAGCCCTTGACTCGGCCAAGGTCAACTAAGGCGTTTTGCGCCGGGTGCGTGCAGTCCGCGAACAACAGCATGCCCGGCATGTAAATAGACCTGCCGTCAGACATGCGCGCTTTGCGGACATTCGACCCGCCTAGCCACAGTTCCACGCTACCCAATACCTGCGGAACAAAGTTCCCGCAATGCCAGCCGTGAACGTCTTCGGTTGTGGAGTCAATCACACTACCTCCAAAGGTAAAACATGAAATGGGGCAACTGCCAGACGGAATTGCGGCAGTGTGCGGGGATGCGTTAGCGGCCTACAGTGACTTCCGCGTCTGGGTTTGCTTCGCACGCGTTCAAGTAGTCGCGCACAAATGGCACAAAGTGCTCATACAAACCCCAGCCGTTCGGCGAGTTGAACGCGCGGAATCGTTCCGGATCTTGTTCAAGCAATGCCAGCCCTGCGCGTAACGGCTCAATCAGCCCGGCCGCCGTTTTAATCCCTAGCTCTTCCGGCCTCCACAAGGGTTGATAGATGCCAGCCTCTTCGGCCATCAATCCAAGATTGTGCGTGATGTTTGCCGAGTAAACCTCAGTCGGGCGGACGGCCGTCAATGTAACGTCAAGACTCATCGAAAACTCCCGGGGCAACTATGAAATGGGGCAACTGCTACACATTCGCGCTAGCGCAGCGGCGGCGTTGCGGTGGTTGGCTCGTCTTGCGTCGGTCGATCAAATCATGGGTACCGCACATGCAATGGGCGCCGGAGGGCATCGAACGCGGCGCGACGCTAATGCCGTCGTGGTGGGCGGGCTTCCGAAAGATCATGGGTCCGGATCGTGGGTATCTGATTTGGCAGACGGGCCGTGTGTATTGGCGTGCGCGCATCCATGCGCTTCAGATCGAGGAGTACCTGCCGCCGCCGTGGGTCGATCGCCTGATTACAAACCATTGGCTTTTCCGGACTTTTCCGCTGCATGCGGTTGTCTTTTTCGGATGGGTGCGGCGGGGCTCTGGGGAAGAGGGGCGGACACATAGTCTTATCGAGCGGACGTGGTCGGGTGGCGGCGAGGATGGCTGAGGGGAAGGTGCTGCGATCTTATGCGTTGGGTGACGCCTAAATTACGTTAGGTTTCACAACAGCCCGGCCTGCTCAGGCTCGCTGGTTTCTGCCAGCAGTGAACCCTGCGCCTGGGCTCGTTCAATCCGCTCGCACGCCGTATCGAAGTGCTCGCGGGCCAGTTCAATGCCGATGAATCGTCGGCCACTTTGCACTGCGGCCACGCCCGTGGTGCCGCTGCCTGCAAACGGGTCCAGAACCGTGCCGCCCTTCGGGCTGAACATCGCCACCAACCGCGCGTAGTGCGGCACCATCTTCGGCGTTGGGTGCGTGAACTCTTCCTTGGTGCTTATCAGCGCCGCGTCGAGCCGGTCCATGTAGCGCTCGTGGCACTTGCCTTCACCGAACCAGTACACCAGGCCGAAGTTCGCAAAACCCACCGCGCCATTCCGCATGCTGTTCGTGTAGTTCAGTGCCACCGCGTAGCGGTACGGCAACCACCGCTCCAGCTCTTGCCGCATGGTCGCGTCATCCTTGCCGGTTTCCACCAGCACGTTGGGGGCGCCGTTCGTCCACAGCGCCAGCGCCAGCCGGTTGCAGAATGCTCGCCACGCCTTCGGGTCCAGGTTGTCGTTGGCTATGGCCTTGCCCGCGTTGAATGGCGGGTCTGTAATCACCGCGTCCACGGCAGGCAGCAGCGGCAGCACTTCCAGCGCATCGCCGTGCCACAGTTCCGCGTTCCCGATCACTACTTTCTCAGCCATTCCCAACCTTTCGTTGTTCGCCACCAGTGAAACCTAACCCGTCGCTCGAACGGACGGCCTACGGCCGCCGTTCA